AGCTAGACAGATTAGGATGCGTTCGCATAGCGATTGCATTACGACTGTATTGCTAGAATATTTTGAGCGCACTCCAGACGGATGGGTTCACCATCGTGCTGACAAGGAAATTGAGAAGGTTGGCGAGAAATCTACTAAGGCAAGCAAGAGTGCCAAAGCTAGATGGGATAAGGTTAAGGATGCGAACGCATTGCCAACGCAATCCGAACGCAATGCTACACAAGACACAGAACACATTACACATAACACAAAAGAAAAGAAGACACTCGGCAAACGCCTCGTTTCTGATTTTAGTTTTCCAAAAGAATGGGAAGAATTCTGTCAAACAGAACGCCCAGAACTTAGCCCTGTTAAAACCTTTGACCAGTTTAAGGATTACTGGATAGCCCAAGCAGGTCAGAAGGGTGTGAAGCTGGATTGGTTTGCTACTTGGCGTAATTGGGTGAGAAGCACTAATGCACCCAAGCAAAACCCTGCTGACATTGTGAGGCTCACAGTTCCGAGCAGAAATGAGCCTGACCCTGCGTTAGAAAAGATTAAGGCTGATGCGAAAAAGGCTGCACCAATGCCAGACTTTGTTCGTCAGTTTGCTCAACAGGTGAGAAAAGCATGAACTTTGAATGGCCTACAAATGACAAACGAAGAATTGGAACACTTCAGAAATTGCGAAGCCCAAGAGTGGATACGCAGGTTCAACAAAAAGAAATTGACGATTGGCTCAAGCAAAGCGTTGCTATGGTGGCAGGGAGTGTGCGTGGACTTGGAACGAATCAGAGGAAAGTCAGATACTTTGCTTTTGAGGGACAGAATGACGAGGTTACGAAATGAGGAGAGCAGCAAGAGTTGATGCTAACCAAGACCAGATAGTTTCAGCACTAAGGTCAGCAGGTGCTTTCGTCTGGATTATTTCCTTACCAGTTGACCTGCTGGTTGGCTACAAGGGTCACACCTTTCTGGTTGAGATTAAAACGGACTCTAAAAAGCGTTTAACGAAGCTACAAGCCGACTTTTTTGAGAATTGGTCTGGAAGTACCTTGGCAAGAATAGATTGCCCAGAAGCGGCTCTACGGATGATTGGAGTAGTTAAGTGAAAGCCCCCTACAAAGCCATTGAATACATCATTGAAAACGCACCCAAGTTTGCGGAGGCTAAAGCACAAAGAATTTACCTTGAGGAGTTTCGCAAGACTAAGAAAGCATTGCTGATGAAGGAAGCGTTAGCCAGAGGGATAGATTCTGCCGTGGCTCAAGAGCGTGAAGCCTATGCTCACATTGAGTATGCTGATTTGCTCAAAGGTCTAATGGTGGCAATCGAAAGGGAGGAGACCCTCAAGTTCATGCTAGTGGCGGCTCAAATGAAGGCAGATATATGGCGGTCAGAGCAAGCAAGTGAGAGAGTTGGCGTAAAAACTACAGAGTAGGGAAAACACCTATGCTTTATTGTGTTTAGTTTGCTATACTTACATCAGCCCAAGCAATTCGCAAGGGTACTTTTAAGGACTAAGCAATGAAATACGAATTTGACACAACTGTTGGTGAAGGCTCTGTAATCGTTACTGTTGTCATGGCATACGAGACAGACGAAGAAGGTACTTATAACGAGAACATTGATGAAGTCTGGTTTGAAGGACGTAACGTCATGGGCATCTTTACTGACCAGCAGTTTAAAGAGTTAGAGATTGAAGGCTGTATGCGTCTTTCTAAGCACATCTTGGAAGAAGCAGACCATGCAAAAATTATGTCTTATGAAGGTTAATATGACCTAACTAAATCTTTTTGAAAAAACAATGAGTTGGCGCAAGCGTCAGATTATTGCAAGCCAAGTTAATAGAAATGAAGTTGCTGAAAAAATCAGAAACGACACTCTTGAGGAAGTAGCCCAAGAGTTTGACAAACTTAAAGCCTTTGGCGATACATCTCATAGTTTTGCTTCTTTCGTAAGAGGCATGAAGCATGAACAACAGACCCAATAACAGGGAAAGACTCCACTTGGCAAAGGTCAAAGAAATGCCTTGTGGGGTGTGTAATGCTTCTCCTCCAAGTGATGCACATCACATTGTTCAGCATAACCAATACTTATGTATTCCTTTATGCAAGGATTGCCATCAGGGTAGCTTTAACGGCATACATGGGCAAGCTAGGATTTGGAAGGTAGAGAAGCTAGACGAGATGAGCGTTTTGAATCTAACGCTTGCAAAACTATTTGGTTAGCGCACAATGGACGCACTCAGTTGCCATTGAGTTTTTAGAGGGACTTGTTCCCTCTATTTTTTTATGTGATAATGATACAAACTCCTAGGGACACCTATGTCTGGATTATTAGAGCCATCCGTAAAAATTGAGATTGAGATACAAAGCCAAGAGAAAAAAGGCGAAGCGTGTCCAGTTGCCACAGGTGACGTAGAAGTCAATCTTGAGTGTCGCCAAAAAGCCATTGACAAGGCTAACTATGGCCCGATGAATCCCAATGAGCCAAACATGGAATACTGGCGTGACATTTCTAAGGCTTGGAGAATTTCACCTGCACAGGCTAAAAAGTCTCGTTGCGGTAACTGCGCTGCATTTATCCAAACACCTAAGATGCTTGCTTGCATTGAGAGTGGCTTAGAGATGAACGGTACAGAGATGGATGCTTGGGAAGTCATTGATGCTGGCGACTTAGGGTATTGCGAAGTGTTTGATTTTAAGTGTGCTTCCAAGAGAACTTGTGAGGCATGGATTAGTGGTGGGCCAATAACCGAGGATGATTATGATGGGAACGACAAACCAACAAGCGATAGAGATGATGCAGAAACTTATGCAGAAGAAGACTAAACCTGCATCTAAGCCTATGCCTATGCGTGGAGAGCGTACTGCTAAAAACGCAGCAAAGAAAGCTAAAAAATGATGGGCTTGTACGCAAATATCGCTGCGAAGAAAAAACGCATCGAATCACAAAAGGCTGCTGGTAAAACTCCAGAGCGTATGCGTAAGGTAGGCTCAAAAGGCGCACCTACTGCTGATGCTTTTAAACAAGCAGCTAAGACTGCTAAAAAGAAGTGATTAAGCGTGGGTCAGAGCAGTTCTCTGGGTTTAATAAGCCCAAAGCTACTCCTAGCCATCCCACTAAGTCTCATGCTGTTTTAGCTAAGTCTGGGGAAGATGTGAAACTTATCCGTTTTGGTCAACAAGGGGCTAAAGGCTCACCTGATGGAACGAAGCGTAACGAAGCGTTCAAGGCTCGTCATGCTGAGAACATTGCCAAGGGTAAGATGAGTGCAGCGTATTGGGCTAACAAGGTTAAATGGTGAGCAACATGAAAATGACAAAAGCTGGTCAGAAGAAAGTTGGCAAGGTCATGGGTGAGTACAAAGAAGGTACTCTGCACTCTGGCAAAGGTGGTAAGGTTGTAAAGAGCCGTGACCAAGCTATTGCTATTGCTATGGCAGAAGCTGCTAAGAAAATGGGCAGGATGAAATAATGGCTGACTTGGGCGCAGCATTTGGTTTTTTCCCACAGATGAAACCTCGCAGACAGGGGTTGCCCTCTGACTCTGCCAATTTGCCTATTGATGTTTTACGAGGACGTTTGGCTGGTTTGTTAGGCGCACCTGCTGATATTGCTAATTTGCTTAGGTCACCTAGTCCAACAGAGATGTTTGGTGATGTTAGTTATGAAGCACCAGCGCAGTTTCCTTACACAACAGAAAAGTTCTTAAAAGATTTACCACTTGCACCTACGTCAAGAGTTGGTCAGTTAGCAGGTCAAGCAGCATCATTTGTTCCGCTAAACCCAATGCCAGCCGTAAGGGGTGTGCAAAAGATTGGTCAAATGGCAGGTGAGGAACTGGCTGCTACTATGATGGGTCAGCGTCCTAACAGCATGATGAGCAAGGTAGTGCCACAGCCATTGTTCGCTGTTGCGCCAGAGCAAGGTTTGTTATCTGCTAGGGCAGAGCCTATTGAAAGCCTATTGCAGACTAAGCCACAAGCACCAGTTTCTGACATTGGTTTCTATTCTGCTACTGAGCAAGCAGCATTGAATCTAGGTAGAAACAAGGGAACTGGTCAGTCTTTCATTAACGACTTGATGAAAGCACCTGATGTTAAGAAGGAAGAACTGGCTTATACAGGATTGGATGAATTCCTGAGAGACAAGTCTAATGTTACTAAACAAGAAGTTCAAGACTTTTTGGCTAACAATCGGGTGGATGTTCAAGAAGTTCGGTTAGGTGAAGCTGCTGCTGAAGACCCAATAGGCATTGCTAAACGCAAAGAAATCTTTGACAAGTATGAGCCTCAGATACAAGCGTTGTATAAGGACATGGATTCTTATGGATATGACACACCTAGAGAAGTTTTGCAAAGCACAGACAATCGTTTAAGAAAATTGCAAGAAATGCGTGACGCTGAGGCAAACGCATATTATGTAATTCCAGAATCAACACCTACAAGATACCAAAAATACCAATTAGCTGGTGGTGAGAACTATCGTGAAATATTGTTAACATTGCCAGCAGCATCAGATGATGCGTTAAAAGCACATAGAGCAGCTAAAAGTGAAGCATTGGTAAATCGAGAAAAAGCGCATAATTTATTAAATACGCAAGGTTATACACCTACAGCAAAAGATTATGAGGCTTATAACTTAGCTGATGCTGAATGGAATAGGATACAAAAAATTCCAGCCCCTACGCAAAGTAATTATTTGTCAAGTCACTTTGATGAGCCAAACATCCTAGCCCATATGCGGGTTAATGACCGAGTTGATGCTGATGGTAAAAAAATGCTATTGGTTGAGGAAATTCAATCTGATTGGCATCAAGCTGGCAGGGAAAAAGGCTATCAAAATAAATCAGGTGTATATGGTGAAAAAGTTACCCCAGAAGAATATAAGCGTGGTGTCGAATTACAAAACCAACAAAGAAACCAGTCAGAGCCACTAACAGCATCAGAGCAAGCAGAGTTAAGCAACATTATGACTCGACACGAAGCGTCTATTGTTGGTGCTAGAGTGCCTGACGCACCATTTAAAGACACATGGTATCAATTAGCACTAAAGCGACTAACCAAGTACGCTGCCGACAATGGTTATGAGCGTATAGGCTTGACTACTGGTAAACAACAAGCGTCACGCTTTGATTTAAGCAAACAGGTAGATGAGATTGCTGTTCCAATGGTTAATGAAGATGGTTCAAGGTCTGTAAGAATTGACCCAACATCAGGTACAAGCATTAAGTTGATGGTAGATGATAAAGGCATTGTTACTGGCTATGGCGCAGGTTCTACACAATTTAGTGGTAAAAAACTAAGTGAAGTCATTGGTAAGGACATTGCTGACAAAGTAATGAAAGCTGATGCAGACACTAAGTTTACTGGACTAGATTTAAGCGTTGGTGGCGAAGGAATGAAGAAATACTATGACGAGATTTATCCTAAGTTCTTGGATAAGTACGGCAAAAAGTATGGTGCAAGTGTAGGTGAGACAAAAGTAAATACTGTTATGGAAAGAGCCGATAACAGTATGATTCCAAAGATGGGGCAAGAGCCTGTCAGATATTTAGACATTACTCCTCAAATGAAAGAAGGAACATCTAAGGGTCAACCCTTATTTGCTGCCACTCCATTACTACCAGCAACAAGCCTACTAGACGAAGAAAAGCGCAAAGAAATTACAAGTCTGTTAGAATAAAGTATTACTTAACCTTGACCAACCCTAGAGGAGTCAAACAATGATTGAAAAACAATCAAACATTTCATATCGTGGTGGCGCACGAGAAGGCGCAGGAAGACCGAAAGGGAGTCTTGATAAGGGCAATGCTGTTCTTAGAGAGATGATACTTGAGGCACTAGAGGGCGCAGGTGGCGTTGCTTATCTCGTAGAGAAGGCAGAGAGCCATCCACAGGCTTTCATGGGACTAATCGGTAGGGTCTTACCACTCCAAGTAACTGGAGAAGAAGGTAAAGACATTCAGATAAGCGTCCAATGGCAGAAGTAATCGAGATAGCCTACAAACCCAGAGAACAACAACTTGCTATCCATGAACTGATGGACAGTAAGCGTTTTGGCGTTGTTGTTGCTCATAGGCGCATGGGTAAGACAGTCTCTGCGATTAACCACTTAATCAAAGAAGCACTCCTTAACCAAAAGGAAGCCCCTAGATACGCCTACATAGCCCCTACATACGGACAAGCTAAGAGGGTGGCATGGGACTACCTTGTGAAGTATGCAGAGCCGTTAGGTGGCACTAGCAATATCTCAGAACTAAGGGTGGACTTCTGGGGTAGGCGAATCCAGTTGTACGGGTCAGACAACCCAGAAACTCTCCGTGGACAATATTTTGATGGGGTCATTCTTGATGAAATTGGTGACCAGAACCCTAAGATATGGACAGATGTGTGTAGACCAAGTTTGGTTGACAGACAGGGCTGGTGTCTCTTTATTGGGACTCCGAAGGGACACAACCACTTCAAAGAACTGCGAGACAGGGCTAAAACTGACGATGGATGGGGATTGCTTGAGTTCAAAGCCTCAGAAACTGGCGTAGTTAATCAAGATGAACTTAACGCTGCCAAGCATGAGATGGGTGAGGATAAGTACCGCCAAGAGTTTGAATGTAGCTTTGACGCTGCTGTAGAAGGCTCTTACTTTGGGCAAATCCTCAACGAACTAGAAGAAAAGAAGCATATGCAAGAGATACCCAGAGAGGAACTAAGTAGGACTTTTACTGCTTGGGACTTGGGAATGGGTGACTCAACGTCTATCTGGGTGGCTCAACTGGTAGGCTCTGAGGTCAGATTACTGGACTATTACGAGAATCACGGAGTAGGTTTAGACCACTACGTCAAGTGGATTAAGGATAATGACTACCTAAAAGCACAGCATATATTGCCCCATGACGTTAGGGTCAGAGAGTTAGGCACAGGTAAAAGCCGACTTGAGATGCTTGAGGAATCAGGGCTAGAGGTCAAGATTGCTCCCAGAATGGGACTAGACGATGGCATCCAAGCG